GGCTGCCAGTGCCAGATCGTCCTTTGCCTTGCCGGGAAAGGCGAGCGCGGCGGCAACGGTGCGGAAATCCTCCGGGCCGCTCGGCTGGCGGGGTGGCGTGCGAGGGGCGGCCGACATCTGCGGGCCTGCGGCTTGGGAGCCGGCAGCTTGGGGGCCTGCGGTTCGGTTGCCCGCGGTCTGCAGGGCTTCGGTCCTGCCCGCCGAAGGCTGCGCGCCAAGCGTGCGTGCTGCCCCGGTTCGGCTGCCGCTGCCATCCGTTTCCCGGCCATCGCCTGCCGCGACGGCCGGTTGCCGCTTGCCTGTTCCGGCATCGACAGCCGCGGGCGAGGGGGCGCCGTTGGCATCAGGCGCGCCGGTATAGGTCGGCGGCAGGCCGGCGATGATGTCGGTGGCGTTCTGCCGGGCCTTCTCGTCGGTCACGGCGGTCTGCAGCGTTTTCAGGATATCGGTGCGGGCCGCCGGCAACAGGCCGGGGGCGGTTCTGGCATATTCCTCGGCCTTGATGGCGCTGTCTTCGGCCATCCGCAGCGCGACCTTTTTCTGCGTGTCGGAAATATATTGGGTGCGCTGCCGGTCGAGCTCTTGCGGGCTCCAGCCCTGCATGCGGCCCTGATGTTCGATGCCGGCGACGCCCTTGCCGATGGCGGCATCGACCCTGGCCGGATCGTTGAAGACGGCAACGGCATCGTCGCTGGCCGACTGGATGCTCTTTTGAGACGTCTCGGCAAACCAGGCCTTGCGCTGATCGGCCTGGTGGCGGATCGTGACGTCCAGCAGGCTGTTCATGCTGGCGCGGCTGGTTTCCTCATAGGTGCGGGCGGCCCCCGGCGACAGGCCCTTGCCGAATTCGGCGCGCTTCTGCTCGGCCAGTTTTTCGAAGGCGGCGCGGCCTTCCACGGCGGCGCGGCCGGTCAGGGTCAGATAACCGCCCTTGCCATAGCTTGCCTCGCGCTTCCAGTCTTCGAATTTCGTCAGCGAATCCTTGGCGGCATTGGCATTGTCCAGCTGCTCCACCTGCACGATGGCCTCGCCGAGCGCGCCCATGCCGGTCGCGAGCCCCTGCATGCCCTTGCCGATGGCCGAGCCGAAAGCTTCGGCATCGGCCTTGACGGTAAAGCCCTCGCTATATTCCGGGCGAAGGGCGACGTGCGCCTGGGTGTCCTGATAGGTCGGAACGGTCGGCATTCTTCACCTCACTTCTTTTTCACCGCAATTCCGGACGCAAGGCCGCGGCACGCTTCTGCCGGAACTGCCTAGATGTAACGCAGGCTTTTCGCCTGGGTGTAAACCTTGCCCGAGCCGCCGAGGATCGTGCCGAAGGCATCGAGATAACCGCCCTTGACGGCGGCGTCGGCGCGCATGCGGTCCAGCCTGGCGCTCGCCAGCTGGTTGGCGCCCTGCATCTTGTAGCCATAGGCTTCGCGATAGGCGTTGGTGCGCAGGTTGAGCGCATCGATCTCGCCCATCCTGGCGGTATCGACGATCGTATCGAGCGGCGAGCCGAAGGAGAGGTCGATGCCGTTGGCGGCCATGGCCGCGCGCTGGCGTCCCTCCAGCTGCGCCGTCTGCAGGCGCTTCTGCTGCTCTTCCTGCTTGCCGCGCTCGATGGCGTCCTTCGCCTGCTTGTCGGCGATCCGCGCGTTCATTTCGGCGACCTGGGCGTTGTATTTGTTCGCCTCCGCCGTCGCTTTTGCCTGCTGCACCTGGCCGGCGGCGCCGAGAAGCGTCGAGCCCAGCGTCAGCGCAAGACCAAGATCACACATCTGTCTCTCCCAGTTTCAGGGGCTCGCCCATTTCGAACAGGCGGAAGGCATGGCCGTTGATCTGCACCGGCTCGAACAGCCGGAAACCCAGCCATTCGAGCCAGCGCAGCGACACGGCGTTGCGCGCATCCACGACGTTTCTGAGCAAGCGATAGCGGCCCAACAGTTGAGCCGGCCAATGTTTGGAGATCCGCAGGAAGCCGCGGAAATTCGTCTCCACCGCATCGGTGCCGAGCAGCCAGGGCGCGCCGATGCCGGTGAGGATATCGAGGTCGCCGACACCCCACATCACCTCCGGCCGCCCGTCGAAGAGGGCGGTCCATGCCTGGCAGGAGTGGCGGTAGGAGAAGGAGAGGGCCGAGAGCGGCGAGCGCCCGGAGGCGGCGAAAACCTCCTCGCGGTCGGCCGCCCGCATGCGCGCGGCAATCGCGCGGATATGGGCCGGCCGCGCCGCGACGACGGTGATTTCAGCGGCCAAGGGTGACATCCGGCATGATGGAAAGGATCGTCATCGGCAGCGGGTCGAACTGCTTGACCCACATGGCGCCGCTCGTGCCCCAGTCCCAGTAGGGGGTGACGGTCAGGTCGCCGGTATAAAGGCCGATCGCCTCGTCCCAGTTTTCGTTGCGGCGCTGCTTGTATTCCACCAGCGTGCCGCCGTCGCGGCTGCCGTCCTCCGGCCCGGTGAAGATGCCGCGGGTATTCTCCACGCGGAAGGTCACTTCGGAGACGGATTTCGAGCGGCCCTGCACGGTGCCGAGGCCCTGCACCTGGCCGACGTCGAGATCGAGCGTTTCGATCGCCGCCGTCACCGGCAGGCCGATATGGATCTTCGAGGCCGCGTTCTGCAGCCGCACGGCGCCGTCGGTCACGGTCAGGTTGCGCACGACATTGCCGTCGGCCAGCGCCACGAGCGTCTCGCCCTCGAGATGGGAAAGGCCCGATATGGTCGTGGCCGGCGGGCCGGCATAGGTCAGGCCGCAATCGACGAAAAAGGCGTCCCGCACGTCGTCGAAGGCGCGGCTGTGCAGCCGCTCGATATAGCGCCTCTGCTGGCCGCCGATCGTGCGGCGCACGATGAAATAGGGCACGTCCTCGCCATCCTCCTCGATGACGGTCACATCCTCGAAGGCGGCGCCGGCGCCGCTTTCGTGCCGCGTCCAGGCCCAGACATCCTGTTCCTTCATGTAGGTCAGCGAAACCAGCGCGCCGTCGTCCAGCACCACCCAGACGACGGAATCGGGCGCCTGCGCATAGTCCCAGGCGGCGATCTCGCGGCCCTTGAAAAGGTGGCGGGCAAGGATGGTCAGGTCCTTTCCCACATAGCTGTCCTGCGTGTAGTCGTAGGAGAAATCGCGCACCACGCCGCCGAGCCGCTGGGCGAAGAGCACGGTATTGCCGACGACGATCGGCTGCACGCGGGCGGCCCCGCGATAGCCCTGGTTGTCGAGCTTGATGGCGGAAGGCGAGATCGCATCGGCCGCCGAGCCGCCGGTGACGATCCATTCCGAGCCTGACGTGAGCAGCAGCAGGCCGCGCACGGAAATCATCGCGCGGATCTCGTTGACCTGCCTTGCGCGGATGCGGAAGGTCACGGCGTCGCTCGCCTTGGCGGGCGAGGAGACGCCGAAATTCTCGTAATTGGCGGATTGGCTGAGCCACACGGCCTGCGGGTCGTTGAGCGTGGCGGCAAAGGCCAGCCGCTGCTCGATGAAGGTCACGCAGCGCGGATAGTTGCCGGCGCCGCTGAACGGGTTGCGGCCGGCCTGCGGCGTGTCGGACAGGTCGGGCGTGATGTTCTCGTCGTCGAAAGTCAGGCCCGTCGTGCCGCCGACATAGCCGAAAATGCCGTTGTCGTCGCGGTAGACGATGTAGCGCGCAGCCCCCGCCACCGCCGCCCAGGCGATACGGTTGACGCCGCCCTGGAGGGCGAGGTCGTTGACCACGGAGCCGGCATTGGAGGGAAGGCTTTCCTCGCCGCTGTCGGCGACGGCGGAGACACGGTAGCGGTATGTGGTTGCCACATAGCCGGGCTTGCCGGCGGTATCGCCGGGCTTGGTGACGACGGGCGTGCCTGCCGGCGGGCCGATCAGCGGCTTGAACTCGACCGTCGTCAGCGTCCAGTTGTCGTCGGCCAGGCGCCCGAGTTTGCGCACGGGATGGTTGACGTGGCAGAGATAGAGCACATCGGCTTCCTGCACGAAAACCAGGTCCTGCACGTCCTCGGCCGCATAGGCGCTCGCCACTTCGTAAGGGGCGCCGCCGGAAAGAATGAGGCCGCCATCGCGGAAGATGCGGATATAGCGGTCGCCGAATTCGAGAATATAGGTCTGCTCGGTATTGAACTGGAAGCGGATCAGCCGCGCGCGCTTGGCGCTGTCCTTGATCTCGTGGACGAATTGCAGCCCGGCCCGGTTCGAAACGCCGCCATGGGGATGGACGAAGACGTTGAGCGCCGTGCGCAACCCGCTCTGGTATTTGGTGAGATCGACGCGGGCGCCGAGCGCCGGCGAAAGCTCGCCTGCGGTGAAGGAGGGCTGGTAGGCGCGAAAATCAGCCATGGGCGCGCACCGCGATCAGTTCGCTCACGAAATTCTCGCTCGTGTGCCTTGCCTGATTGGCCTCGGCCTGCTCGGCCGCCCGCTGGCTGTTCTGCGCAAGGGCCAATGCGTCGGCGCGGATCTTCGGGTCGCGCGTCAGCGGCATGGCAAGGCGCACGGAAAGATGCCAGGCCAGCGCCTCGACGAAGAGCGGCGAATATTTCGTCGGGTCGGAAAGGCGGCTCGTATAGCGCAGCAGCGCCGGCGAGAGATCGCAATAGAGCCGGTCGCCTTCGAGCGCGTAGGGATGCTGCATCTCGCGCCCGGCCTCGTCGAGATCGGGTTTCAGTGCCTCCGGCGCCAGGCCGGCATCGGCGCAATAGCCTGGCCTGATCCAGCGGATCTGCAGGCAATCGCCCGGCCGCGCATAGGAATGGCGCCAGACCCCCGGCTTGTCGTTTTCGAGCGCGCCGAGCGCCACCGTCTTTCCCGCCATGGCCCAGGGGAAGGATTGCAGCAGCACGTCGCGCGTCTGCGCATAGAACTGGTTGCAGGCGCGCGCCTCCGCGCTCTTTTCGGTGAGATCGTTGATATTGTCCTTGCCGATATTGGACAGGGCGAGATTGCAGATTGAGACGACGGTAGCCACGGGAAAACCTCCTGGATTTGGCACA